GATGCCGCCGGAGGGCCCTGTGCCACGCCCACAGCCACCGCATTGTCTGCGTCTCCGTGCGACAGGTCATGGGCGATGAGGTAGATGCTGTCGATGCGCGGGTTCCCGCCTGAGTTCGCGGTGGTGGCCACGCTGCCGCCCGGCCAGTACGCCAGCGTCTTTCCGTCAGATGCGCCGCGGGTGCATACCGCCACGCCTGCCGACACGTTGTATGCCATGCTGGACTTGCCGGAGACCTTCAGCCCGCTGACGATTCCGGCATTCTGCCAGAGCGCGCCAGCGATGAGGCGGAAGTCCTGCGCTGTAGTTCCTGAGGTCCCGGAGTTCGCCACTCCGAGCGCCACATGTGCCATTAGAGCCTCCTAGATGTAGGTGTCGTGCCATTCGACGGAAACGCTCCCGTTGGTGCCGGAGCACATGAGCGCGAGCGTCGTGTCACCGCCCGGAGCGATGGAGGGGAAGTCCCTGCGCCCGAGCCTGCGGGTCACGTCCACGCCGCCAATCGATGCCGTGCGGCTCAGGCAGTCCAGGACGATGGGGTTCCATCCGATGTATCCGGAGATTGACAGCTCCCGTCCGGTGGCAGGCTCCGCTATCGTCACGTCGCTGATATCGCCGCGGATGCTGATCGTCGGGTAGGCCGTGCTGGTCCCTGCATTGTGGAGCGTCGCCACGCTGTGCGATGCGGCAGACTCGCCCCACGCAAGCGGCCATGTCAGGCGCTCCTCCGTGAGGTCGAGGCCTCCATCTGAGTTGCCGCCCGGGACGAGCGTCGCGCTGAGCGTCTCCGTGCCATACCTGCGGGGGTCCGGGCAGACAATGGTGACGGACAGCTCCTCGCGGTGCCCCAGGGCCTTGCCGCTGCCTGATTCGACCTCTATGTAGCCTCTGGCATACGTGTCAGAGGACGCATCCGCCACTCTGAGCGTCACGATCCTGTGCGCCATCCAGAGCAGAGCCTCGATGGCCTCCTGGACCTCGCTGCGGCGCCTTCCGCGTGCGATGACGTCGAGCGTGACGGTCCGCGAGGAGTAGAGCACATCGGGGTCAGAGATGGCATGCGAGCCATCTCCCTGCGAGAGCTCGGTCATGGAGACCTTGGCCTGTGGCGTCGACCACCAGCCCTTGAGCTTCTCGGCAAAGAGGCTGGGGCCATCGGGCACGCCCTCGGAGGCTATGTGCACGGTCCTGCCGCCTGCGGACACCCATGCATTCCAATCCGCCATCAGATCGCCTCCATTGCCTCGCGCAGCGCCGAGCGGTTCATGATTGCAGATGCCGAGTAGATATCGTCATCCGAGCGCACGACCCGCGTATCGAAGTTTTGCATCACTGTGACGCCACCCGCTGTCTGGCCGCCTGCGATGGCCGGGTATGCGGGCTGGTAAGCATCCGGCGCGAAGACCGCCTGGACGCTGCCGAGCGCCATGCCCACGTCTCCGATGACGTCCGGCACGGCATCGCGTATCGAACCGGCGAAGTCGCGCATGAGGGCACGGCCGGAGAACGTTGTGTATCCGTGGCCGGAGAAGGGTCCGCGCTTTGCGGGAGAGAACGGGAAGAAGCCACGGATGAAGTCGAGGCCGCTCGACACTGCGTCCTTGGCGGCCTGGAATCCTCGCCTGATGCCGCTCGTGAAGCCGTCGAGCAGGGCCTTGCCGGAGCTTACGAGCCAGGAGCCCGCCCCGGCGAAGAAGCCCATGATCTGCCCTGGGATGCCCTGAACGAAGGACACGGCAGCCTGGAAGCCCGAGCGGATGCCGCTGAGGAAGCCCTGGCCTGCCGCCATGGCGCGTCCGGGCATCTGCGCCACGAAGGACGCGATTGCGGACAGCGCCGAGGCGAGGAAGGAGACTACCTGCCCCGGCAGCTGCGCGAAGAAGCTTGCCACGGAAGACAGGAAGCTGCTGCCCGCCTGGACGGCTGCAGCCGCGACCTGCCCGGCCCATCCGGCTATCGCCGCCACGGCGGACGCAAGGAAGGCGGCTATCTGGCCAGGCAGCTGCATGAAGAAGCTGATGAGGTTCGTCAGGAAGGCCGCTCCGCCCTCCAGGGCGAGCTCTCCGAGCGTCACGACGAGGCCTGCGACGACGCCGATGATGAGGCTCACGCCCGTGGCAAGCGCGACCGGCAGCTGCGCAATGAAGCCGAGGATAGTGGCCGGAAGGTTCGCCATGAAGTCGAGGAAGGCCTGGAAGGCGGCGGGGATTGTGACCGCGAAGAAGTCCACTACCGTCTGGAAGGCTGCCGGGAGCGTAACTGTGAAGAACCCCACGACGGCACTGACCGCATCCGACAGGACATCGACGATTGCCGTCCATGCCGCCGTCACGGCATTGCGGAACCCTTCGTTGGTGTTCCAGAGCACGACGAGGGCTGCGACGAGGGCCGCTATGGCAACGGCAGCGACAACCACCGGGCCGCCTGCGAGAGTCACGAAGGCCGAGCCGAGGGCCTGCACGCCCGAGACCATGGCAGCTGCAGCCTTGAGCGTGCTTATGACCGCGACGAAGGTCTGGACTGCCGACACGATCGTTGTGACGACCTTCATGGCAACGAACGCCGCCGCCACGGCAGCGATGACGGGAGCCAGGTCCTGCAGGATGCCGAGCACGGTCTGGACAACGTCGCCGAATGCCTTGAGGGCTTCCGTGACGTCATCGACGTGGATCTTCGGCATGGGGATGCCCCAGCCTGATACCGTCTCTGCCACTGCATTCCAGGCGAAGACGAAGGCAGACACGAGGGCTTCCCCTATCTGCGGCCCATACTGGGCGATGGCGGAGCAGATTCCGTCCATCATGGACGGGAGATTCGCCACGACCTCGTCGATGATCGTCGCCAGGACAGGCACGACGTTCTGCGCGAGGGTGCCTGCAGCATCCATGAGCTGCTGGAAGGCGGCATCGACGCCTTCGCCCGTGCCGAGCGCGACCAGGAAGTTCTCCCAGGCCGCCTTTGTCATCGAGAGCGAGCCCTGGATGGTGTCTGCAGCCTCTTCGGCAGTGGCTCCCGCGATGCCCTGCTCGACCTGGACGTCGTGGATTGCCTGCACGACGTCGCCCATCTTGTCGATGGTGAGGTCTCCGGCCCGCCCCTGCGCCTTCTCTAGCTCGTTGGCGTGGTCGATGAGGCGCAGCATCTCCTCCTTGGTTCCGCCATAGCCGAGCTTGAGGTTGTCGAGCATGGTGTAGTTCTGCTTGGCAAAGCCCTGGTATGCGTTCTGTATGTCGCGGATGTTGGAGCCGAAGATGTTGGCGTTGTCGGACATGTCCACGATGGCCTGGTTGGCGGAGTCTGCCGCCTTGCCGGCATCGCCGCCGAAGCTCTGCATGAGCGAGCTCGCAAGGTTAGTTACCTGGTCCATGTAGTCGTTCATGGAGAGGCCGGCCGTGACGTATGCCTGCGAGGCGTAGTCGTAGACCTTGGAGCTCGCGTCGCCGAAGAGCTTGTCTATGCCGCCCGTGAGCTGCTCGTATGTGCTGTATGCCTCGGTCGCTTTTGCGGTTATCGCGGCGATGGAGGCGCCTGCCGCTATGGCAGAGGCCTTTGCCGCGCCCACGACTGCGCTCTTGACCGCCTCTGCGGCCTTGGATGCGCCGTCCCTGAGCTTGCCGAAGGCAGATGCCGCCTTGCTGCGGTCTGCCTCTTCAGAGATGCCGGCGAAGGACTTCTTGAGGTCCTCTGCCTTCCTCTGGGCGTCCGAGGTGTCGGCCTTAACATTGATGCGGACTTCGCCGTCATTTGCCATCGGCATCCATCTCCCTCTCGAAAGCTTCGGCGACGCTGCCGAGGAGTTCCTGCTGCTCTGCCACCGCGCCGGGGTCCTGGATGCGCTCTAGCGACCATGCGTCCCTGAGCTGCCGTGCGGCCTCGTCCGGCTTCTTCCTTGATCTTGTCGGGGTCCATGAGCGCCACCCGACGATGCGCGAGACGATGGTGTCCTGCGGGAGGGAGCGGACGAGCGCCTGGAAGCGGTGCCAGTGCATGTCCAGAGCGGGGTTGGTAAGGTCTATGCCGTAGGCCTGCTGGAAGCTTCCGACGATGTAGTCGCTGTCGGCAGCCATGTCGAGGGTGCGCACGCCCTCTTTCCCGCCGCTCCTGTGCGGGCATGGCACCGGGCTCTGCCAGAATTCGAGCGCCCCGTCGTGCCAGCCGCTCTTTGGCGCCATGCCGTCAGGGAAGATGCCGGGCCACCACACATGCAGGTCGGTGAGGCACCTCCCGAAGCGCAGCCATGTGCGGAAATCCGTCAGGACCTGGGCCCATGTCCCGTCATCGAGCATGATGCTGTCCGGGAGCGCCCTCTGCTCAAGGTCTATCACTTGACCCTGCGGAAGCCCTGGCGGGACTGAAGCTTTCCGATTGCGTCGGCAGTGCGCACGAGCCTGTCGAGGTCGCTGCCAGAGAGCACTGCCATGGTGTCCTCGATGCGCTTGCGCATGGCCTCCTGCTGCGGAGCCTCGTATGCCTCGCGCACCTCGGCGCATGCCGCGTCGAGGGCGATGAGGTCGCACGACTCGACCCTGTCGCCGCCTGCTGCACTGCGCAGGACCTCGTCCCCGATGGCTGCACGGAGGAAGTCCCACTCGGCCCTCCATGCGGCCTCCCTGCCGTCTGCCGCGTCGATGGCCTCGGCCTTGCGCGCGAGCGCCATGTCGTACTTCGGAAGGCGGACGGCGATGCCGCCCACGGTCGCCTCGATGCCTGCGTCTGCCATATGAAAAATCCTCCTCGGCCGCGTTGTAGCTGTCGAGGAGGATTGTCTGCCACGCATAACGGCAGGGGCTAGTGGCCGGCGCTGTGGCCGGCGCTGCTGCCGCCTTCCGTGAAGGTGATGGATCCGGATGCGACGGCGCACGTGCCCGTGGTCGCGGTGCCGTTGAAGTTGATGTTGAAGACGAGCTTTCCGTCGACCGTGTTGAGGTCGTTCGGCGTGAGCGTGGCCTCCTTCCACAGGTAGCCCTTGGTCGGCTTGCCGGTATCGTCGGGAATGACGAGGAGGCACGGTACGACAAGGTCGGAGCCGGTCGGCATGCCCATGAACTTCGGGAGCAGGAACTTGTACATCGCGTTAGTGGATTCGAGCGCGATCTCCTGCTCCATCGTCGGAGCGTAGCCTGTGACCTCCTTGGAGTCGTTTGCGTCCTTGATGTAGCTGTAGGTCTCCTCGTTCGCATTCCAGGTGAAGTCAAACTCGGTACTGAGGTCGATTGGGACGTACCTTGCCGTGCCAGAGCCATCAGAGACGTCCAGGCACGGGATGTAAAGGTTCCTTGTGAGCTTCATTCTCTAAGCCTCCTTGGGAGTGGTGTATGCTGCGGTCGCATCGGCCTCCCATACCGAAAAGCCGCTCTCGTCCATGGATAGCTCGAAGGGCACGCCTGACGGCTCCATGCTGACAGGGATGCCCGAAACATCGAGCGACATGCCGTCCATCGCGTCCCAGGCCTTCTCGGCGTCTGCCATGGCCGGCGTGGCGCTGCGGCGCTTGCAGAGGACCCTGACCGGCACTGTCACGTCGGCCTGGCCGTCGATGTAGAGCGTGGCCGTGGTCTGCACGCCGGTGCGCACGACAGCGCCCTCCTGGCCGTCTATTGCCTCCATGCGGCGCTCGAAGACAGGCGCGATGCCTGCGCCCTCGATCACGTCAGCGACGGCCGCCACTATTGCGGATGGGATGATGCTGCTCATCGCGCACCTCCCGCAACCCTCTCGGCGACGTACCTGACCCAGTCAGGCAGCCGGTCGGCCTTCGCCGCCTCGAACCATCGCGCCGTGGCCTTGGGATTGGAGTCCGTCTCCGCCACGTGCGGGTCCATGTACGCATAGCCAGCGTACTGCCGGCCCTTCTTGTCCGATGCCGAATAGGTGATGACTCCGGACGCGAAGTCGGAGTGCTCGGCGCTGTCCATCGTCTGGCCGGAGTCGCGCTTGACGTATGGCGCCGTGTCGGCCTGCACGAGGCACGTGAGGTCCCCGAGGAGGCCTGCGCCGCCCGACAGGTCGGGCCATGACGTGATGCTTGCATCTACTTCTATATCAGCCATCACCCTACCCCTATCTCTGCATGGTGGAGCCTGCCATCGCGTCCATAGAGCCGCTGGACGGACCTTACGACGAGGCCGGGCGCCCCGTCGATGGATGCGAGCGCGCCCAGAGGCGGGAGCTCGCCCGTGCTGTGCACTGCATCAACGAAGACGGTCCCGGCTGCCGGATCGTGCATGGTCGCGTCTCGCACTGTCGTGCCCTGCGACGAGACGAGGCGCACATGTGCGAGCGTGTGCCGCCCGTCCTCGAACTCCCCCGCCCCGCTGCGTCCGCCCTTGGGCGCCTTCCAGACCATGGTGCTCGGAAGCAGGCTCATGGGTATCGGCCTCATCAGAGCATCACGCGGCACATGAGGCCGCTTCCGGAAAGAGCCTCTGCGATGGCATCGCGTATGGCTGCCCTCGCGCCGGCAGAGGCGCCTGTGGCGCCTTCCGAGTACCCGCCAATCGAGAAGGAGCCTCCTGCATCGGTGCCATGCGTCCCGCCCGTCTCAACGTCCGCGTCGATGGCAGCGGCGATGGCCGCGCGTGCGGCCTCCTCCTGCGCATCGTCAGCGGGGACGTTGGGCCAGCATGCAGCCCTGACGGCACGCTCGGCCCATGGCAGGGCCGCGGAGAACGCCTCCTCGGAGGACGAGCCCCCGAGGGCGGTGTAGGCGTCATATGCCAGACTTGGCCACATCAGGCTGCTTCCTGACTAACCTTGCTGACGTAGATGCCAGGCTTGCGGTTCTTGCGGACGATGGTGCCGAAGACCCACCTGAGCTGCGCGAGGTAGCCGTCGCCCTCGGTGTGCTGGCCGGGCGCGAACTGGTAGGACGCGGCGCGCTTGGTGATGTAGCGGATAGTGTTGGTGCCGCCGGAGATGGCAAGGAAGTTGATGTTTGTGCCGAGCAGCGCGGTCGGCACGGAGAAGACGTTCAGGCCGTCCCAATTGCCGACTGCATGGGTCACGGACGTCTCGTTGGACCACTCCCTGTTCGTGGCATCCTCAAGCATGCCGCGCACATCGGAGGTCACATAGAGGCTGCCTCCGGCGAGGCCTGCCTCCGTGAACTGGTTGAGGGCTGCACGGATGGCCGCCTTGACGTCCTCCTTGGTCAGCGTCTCGGTAGCGGTTGCCTTGGCCTGCTTGGCCGCGACGGAGAAGAAGTCCTTGTCAATGTATGGCGCGAAGACCGTGCGCTCATACTCGGCGATTGCGGTCACCTGGGACGCTGCCGGGTCATCGCCTGCATCGACGGCATCGACATAGAATGTCTTCTGCACGTCGTGGTCGAGGGTGTAGACGGTGCGGTTGACGGTGACGGAAGCCTCGCCGGACTTGAAGCGGTCGTAGGCTACCGGCTCGGGGGAGTCCCCGAAGCTGATATCAGGCACGCTGACCTGCCTGCCGTTGGCGAACTCGGCGCCCTGGACGTTGTATGCGCTTGCATACGTGGCCCCGGAGAGCACCTCGTCGATTGCGTCGAGGTACTCGGTCGGGAATGTGTTGATCGTTGTCGACATGTGCTATCCCTTCTTCGGCGGAAGCCCAGCAGCCTTCCTGGCCCTTGCGACCAGGTCCGCCTTGGACGCGCCCGCAGGCGTGCCGCCCGTGCTCCCTGTCTGCCTTTCCTGTCTGAAGAGGTAGGGGCAGTCCTTCTTAAGAGCCTCGATATCGCCGTCGTAGTCGCCGAGGACAGCCTTCGCGGCTTTCGCGTTGACGCATCCGGCTGCCGCAAGCTTGCCTGCCAGCCTCTCGTCATCGAGCTGCTGGCGCATGGCCTTGAGATCGTCTTCGAGCTTCGCGACGCGGTCTCCGCCCGCCTGGCCTGCCTTGGCCTGCTGGTCGAGCTGCGCCTTGAGCTCGGCGACCTGGTCCTTCCATGCCTTCACCTCGCGGTCGTACTTTGCCCGCGAGATTCCTGGCTGGCCGTGGCTGTCCGTGATGCCTCCCGGCTCCTGCTCCTGCTGCTGCGTCTCCTGCTGCGGCTCCTGCTGCTGCGGCTCGTTCGGTTCCTGGTCTGCCATTCCGTTCCTCCTCGTTCTCGGTGCTTTTTTGCGCGCTTCTCCGCGCGATGCGAGCGGCCATTTTGCGCTGGCCGGGCGTAGTGGCCCTTTTCCGCTGGCCGGGCGTCGGCATCGATTGTCTGGCATGGGTAACGGGCACAAGAAAAGGGCCGCCCCGCATGGGCCGGCCCACGAGACGATCTATGACTTCTTGGCGGCTACCGCTGCATGAGGGAAGCCACGAGCGCCGAGAGCGCCGCCTCAAATGCGGCCCCTGCCGCCTTGGCCGCCTTCCTCATGGAAGAGCTTTCGGCGAGGAAGTCTGCTCCGGCAAGCGTGAGACGCACATTGTCCAGGAACACGCCTGAAGTCCCGTCGATGTAGTCCCTGACAGAGATGCCCGTTATGTATCCGCTGTCCGCGAGATCCTTCATGACTGACGCATAGTAGCTGTACGGGACTCCCGCGACTTTCGAGAGCAGCTGGTCTGCGTCGGGCTGCACGCCCGCCTTCTGGCATGCGTCGATGTACCTCAGGATGCGGTACGCTACCGCGCGGAAGTCATCGCTGGGCATCTTCATGCTCTTCCAGCCATTTGAAGAAGGATGACAGGGCCTTCCGATGCCGCTCTTCCTCTTCCTTCGACAGCTTCCGAGGCTTGCCAGCGCCTGGGTTTTTCGCGAATACCGTATCGTCGGCGATGCATGGGATGCTCGTCAGAACTTCTCCACCTTGAACCATCGCTTCACCTCGTTCGCGTCGTACAGAAGCCTCATTGTCTCGTCATCTATTATGCCCGCATCCGAGGCCCCCGGGTTCGTCTTCTTGGCTTCTTCGCGAATGCTCTTGTAAATGGCTCCTATCGACGGCTCATTGCACGTCAGCTTGTATACCGTACCATCGTGGCATGCAATGACAGATGCCGCCACGTTCGCGTCAGATGCAGATATGATGTCAGCTGGAGACGGCAACGAGCTCCCCGGATGATTGTGGAGCAGGATAACCCCGCCTTCTTCCTTTGCGATCAATGCTCGCTGCCTATTGGTAAGATTCGCCTTGAACTCCTGCGGCTCCGATGAGAAGCTGTCAGTAATGCGCCTTCCATTCTTCGCAGATACGGCAGTTATCCTCTCGAATGCCGTTCCGTCCGTCTCTCGCAGTATCTCCCTTGCATCAGCATAGAGCTGCATGCCTGCCCTCTTGCCGACTCCTAGCCCAGTGACATACTTCTCGCGGTATGCATTGCCGTTTACGGCATGTCGCAGCACGTCGAACGCTGTGCCCATCGCCTTAGAAGAGATGAACTTTTCCTCCGCTGTCGCCTCGCTCGCCTTCTTCAGCGGCTTCACGTCCACAGCCTTCCCGCCTGTTCCATACGCCCGCTCTCGCTCCGGCCTGCGCTTGAGCCACCGGTTCTCTTCCAGCAGCTTCCTCTGGCTCGCCTGGGCGCGCCCGAGCCTGAGCCTCGCGGCCGTATCGTCCTGTCCGGCCTCGCGGAGGGCGTCGGCCTCCAGCTTCGCTGCCCTTATCTCGCGCTCGTTGGCGCGCTGCGCCTGCGTGGCCTTGTATGCCTTGTCCGGATCGAGCCCTGCGTCCTCGTCCGGCGTATCGCTCCACCTCGGCTTCTGCCAATGGAGCCATGGGCCGAATGAATGCCTGCAGTTCGCGCCGCAGAGGCCACCGGCCGTGCCGTATCCCGTTGCATCTGCCAGGTCGTCATAGGTCACCCCGTCGATGGTGAGCGGCCCATGGCAGGCGTATGGCTTCCCCTGCCATTCCCTGTGCGATGGCCTGGCGCCCACATGGGACGAGACGTAGATAAGGCCCTCGCCCATGGCCTCCGATGCCTCGAAGGATCTTGACGCTGCCGCCTGCTGGACCTGCGTCACGATATGCCGGCGCGCTGCCACGTCAGGCGACACGCGCCGGCCGCTCCGGTAGTCGATGACCTTGACGCCGCGCCTTGCCATGGTCTCCACGACCTGCCGGACGCACCCCTCGTAGGAGAGCTCTCCGCGCGCAGCCTTCGGGACTGCATCGCCCACAGCCTTGAGCCACGTCCTGCGGGCGTCCTCGGCCATCGAGAGATTGTCGCGGCGCTGCTGGGCCATGAGGCTGTCTGCTATGGCCTGCGACGCAGTGCGCACGTCGTGGCCCGGCTGCATGGCCTTCTCTAGGTCCTCCAGGGCCTCGCCGAGCGCCTCGGCGTCCCGCTTCGAGCTGAGGCCGAGGGCCTTCTGTACCTCCGCGACTACCGAGGCACGGACGAACGGCTGGCTGCCGGACAGCGTCCCGAGCACGACGCCGGGGACGTCTGCGGACGCATTGACGGCATCGGCAATGTCGCTGCTCTCCAGGACCCCTGATGCGGCGAGCTTCGCGAGCTCTGCCACGCAGGCGCCCTCTCCCTGCCTTGCCCTGATCGCTGCAGCGGCCCCGAGAGCCGCTATCTCCTGCGGAGTGAGCATCAGGCCATGTCCTGCGGGACGATGGCTCCAGAGGCCTCTGCGGCTGCTGCGCGAGCGTCCTCCTCAGTCATGCCATAGAACCTCTGGAGGTACATCCATCCTGGGACGAGCCCTGCGGACACCTCCGCGAGCATCTGGGCCTTGTCGCTCGCCGTGTCCGCGATGATGGAATCGTCCAGGCTGACTGTGACAGTGGCGTCCGGGTACCCCATGCAGGCGAGCGCCGCCCTGCATATCGACGAGACGGCCGCCGAGATGAGATGCCCGTGCTTCGCAACGTTGCGCATGAGCGCCGAGCTGTCGGCAGCGACCTCGGTCGCAGTCTTGAGGCCGCTCTGGCCATCGAGCGCGAAGTACTTCTGCCCGAAGCCCGTGAGGTCGCCGAGCTCGTCCAGGGCGACGTCCATCGCCTGGCGGAGCGGCCCGATGCGTATCTCCGGCGAGAAGGTCTTGATGAGGTCTGGGTCCTGCGCCGTCATGCGCAGGATGGAGTCATCGGGAGACGGAAGGCGCACATATGAGGTCTGGTTCCCGTCCCTGTCGAAGCCTGCCTCCTGCCCGAAGAGCTGGTCGGAAACGAATGTCTTGACCTTGGTCGCGTCTATCTCGCGCGAGATGGAGTCGAAGGCGTTGTCCACGGCCTGGATGGCTCCCACGGCATCGGCGAAGACGCTCTGGCCCATCGCGCTGCCGTCCGAATACACGTTGTCGATTGCCGGACGGACGAGGGCGAAGGTCGGCACACCGATGCCGGTGTCGTACTCCGGCAGGATGCCGAGCGCGCCGGCGTCCGCCTCCCTGTCGCCGCGCCAGAGCCTTGTCAGCACGTGATACGTCCCGGTCTCCATGTCGAGCTCGTGCACCTGGAGCTGGCTGTACCTTGCGCCGTGCACGATCGTCTCGGACGCGAAGGCGCACTCGCTGCACCCGTCCTCGTCCCACGATAGCGGGAGTATCTGCCGTGCGTCGTACCGGCGCAGCCTGATGGCCGTGTCCTCCGTGCCCACGTCGAAGGAGAGCGCCCAGGCTCCCGTGCCGAGCGCGAAGGCGCGCTCTACCATGCCCTGGCCGCGCTGCACGAGGTGCACGTCGTCGAGCCATGCCGAAAGGGCCGCATCGGCATCGTCGCTGTCGGCTACGATGGACGTCTGGTCGTTGAGCAGCAGCGACGCCCACTCGCGGCACACGCGGCGCGCCGGGTGGATGGTCAGCCGGTGCCTGTGCATCGTCCGGCCGCCCACGGTCTGGTTGTCATCGTAGAAGGCGCTTGTGGAGGTGTACCACTCCCACCAGCTCTGCACCTGCGCGGCCATGCTCATGTCAGGCGCGTAGCCCATCCCCCGGAGGGCCTCCATCATCTTGTCCGGAACGCGGAATGACCTGTCCATCGCTTCTCCTCCAGTCCCGCTGCTACTGCTGCCTGTATGCTCCGCGCCTTGTGACGAGGCGCATGACCGCGTATCTCGTGGCGTCTATCCAGTGGTCATCGCCGTCCGGGATGCGCTCGACGAAGCTGCCGGATGAGAGGCGCTCGTACTGCTTGCGCCGCACCTCGTCGGCAAGGCGGGGGCATCTCGCGGGGTCTATGACCCACTTCACGGAAGACAGCCATCTGTACGATGCCATGCGAAGATTGCCCTTCCCGGCCGGGTGGGCATCGAGGCCAGCGTCCCTCTGCTGCGCTATCTGCTGCGGGTCGGCATCGTCCGCCCAGACCGGAAGTCGGTGGTAGACGGGCTTCTTCCCCTGCTCGTCGGCCCACGTAAGCAGCTTTGCCGCACGCTTCGCAGATACGTCCGGCGTGAGCTTGTTGCCTCCGTCCTCGCGCCATGTGAGGAGCGTCCTCCTGCCTGGCTGCCACTCGGAGAGCGTCATGGCCCACGGGTCGGGCCACCAGCCGAAGTCCTCGCCTGCCTGCGGATTGTCGAAGGCGGCTATCTCGCTGTCAGGAATCTCGCGGAACTCCACCCGGTCGAAGACCATGCCGCCGATGCCTACGGACTCTCCCAGGTACTCGTGTCGGTATGCGTCCGGATCGTCCTGCCTGAGGGCCTCTGCGTCCTCGCGCATCTGGTCGCTGACCCAGTCTGGAGGGAGCTGGAAGAATGTGGAGCGGTAGACGGGCCTGCCCTGCGCCTCGCGCTGTGCGCACAGGCGGTTGGCCCAGCTCTCGGCCACACGCGGAGGGTTGAAGGTGTAGAAGCGGGCGAAATAGGCGCCGCCGCCCACGTCGCGCGTGAGCGACTGGAGGACCATGCGGATGGCCTGCGGGCCGCTCAGCTGGTCGCACTCCTCGAACCACTGGTATGCGTAGTACGTCCCGGCCGGGGCCTTGGTCGACTTGGTCTTGCTGGCCTTGTCAAGGCCGCGGAAGCGGATTACCTGCCCCGTGTCGGTCCTGCGCCACGTCATCGGGGCCTTGCGGGACTCCCAGAGGTCCGACACGCCGAGGCGGTCTATGGCCCAGCGCACCTGCTCGAACGGGCCTCCCTCCATGCCCTCGCCGACAGCCATGAAGACGTAGGCGGAGCGGTCTGGATGCTCCATCATGCCTGCCACGATCTCCTGGGAGACGGCAGAGGACTTGCCCGAGCCTCGGCCTCCGGGCATCCAGAACTCGTGCTCGTCCTCGCGTACCAGGTGGTAGTGGACCTGCCAGAAGGCCGGGCCGACATAGCGCACGAAGTCGCGCTCGAACGGTCGCTGCTCCTCGGCATCGCGGCTGGCCTGCTCCGCCTCCATCTCGCGCAGGGCGTTGAATGCCTGCGTCGAGCCCTTGCGTGCAGCTGCGACCTGGCCGGCCACCACGGCTGCCGCCTGCGTCACCTCGCCGCCGAGGTCCGGGAAGAGCACGCTGACCTCCTCCGCATCCTCGCCCTGCAGCTTCTGGCCCATCATCACCGAGGCCAGCTCCGACATGCTTCGCCTGCGCCGCCGCGCCTCGCCAGATGCGATGCCGCCGCGCCGTCCCATCTCGGCAGCGTTCTCGCTGTCGAAGTCCGTCAGCGTCCCGCCATTTTTTCCGGCTCGTTTTCCCATGCCACCGATTTTCATGCAGAAGAGACGGATGCCAGCCGTCCGCTTGAGCCATAAAAAAGGGGCCGCCCGAGCGGTCCCCTTCTTGCGTTCCTGCCTGAAGCTACGCGCTTCTCGCGCGCTTCAAGTCGGCCAGTCACCTCCACGGCACTGTGTGCCGCTCGTCTGCGGATACGTGGGAGCCGTACACGAGGCACATCCCGCCGCCCGTGCTCCGGTAGTGCATGCACCTGCTGCACCGCTGCAAGTCCACCTCGCCCATCTCGACCACCCTCGCGCCGCATTCCGGACAGAATGAAGGCGGAGAACTACAGAATGAGGCGCACGTATGGCCGCAGCTCAGCTCGTGAAGGTAGGTTGCCGAGCCGTCTGGCCAGTCCTGCGTGATCGTGTCAACCAGATAGCACGTAGGGTGTATCAGGTCGGCGAGGC